AAGCCCCAAGCAAGAGGAAATACTAAGAGTTCTTGAAGATGATAAGCATACTGAGATATTTATGGGCGGCGCGGCCGGCGGAAGTAAGTCATTCACTGGATGTCTTTGGCAAATAAAGCGCCGGTTGACGTATGTTGGGAGCAGGGGTTTTATTGCCCGGGCCAGACTAAAAAGCCTAAAGGAATCAACTTTATTGACATTCTTCGAAGTGTGTAGATTATTAGGATTAAGACAAAACGTTGATTATACTTACAATGCTATCGCCGGGGTTATAAAATTTAAGAACGGGAGTGAAGAATACCTAAGAGACTTATTCCATTATCCAAGCGATCCAGAGTTTGTGAGTCTTGGCTCCACGGAGTATACGGATGGGTTCATTGATGAGATGGCTGAGATAGGCGAGCAGGCTTATCAAATCATTCGAAGTAGGATGAGGTTTAAGTTAGATGAGTTCGGGCTAATCCCAAAGATTGCGATGGGGAGCAACCCATGTAAGACATTTATTTACAAGGAATTTTATAAGAAGTGGCGTGATGATGAGCTAGAGCATTATAAGGCCTACATTAAGGCGAGTGTTTATGATAATCCGTTTATATCTGAACATTACATTGAGAATCTTAAAAAATTAGATACAATCAACAGAGAAAGGCTACTTGAAGGAAATTGGGAGTATGATGACGATCCAACAAAACTATTCGAATATGACGCGATTATTGATTTGTTTACGAGTAATGCCACACGGGGAAAGAAGTATTGTATTGTTGATGCGGCCGGATTTGGTAGAGACAAAACAGTGATAGGATTATGGGATGGATTGTATTGCTACAAAATAATCATCATGGACAACATATCAAGCAAGGAATTAGATGAGATTTTATTGGAGGAGAAGATTACTAGGAGTTGTTGTGCGGTTGATGAGTTAGGTGTAGGATTTGGATTAGTGAAGGATTTAGTAGGAGTGAAAGGATTTGTAGCAAACGCAAGACCAATCACACCAGACAAAGAAACAGACACAGACAAAGTTCAGCACAATTACAAAAACCTAAAAGCACAATGCTGGTTCGAGTTGGCTAATTATGTGAATGGAGGATTGATGGGAGTTTATCGCAAAGTATCAATCGAGGCGAGGAATTTATTAATTGAGGATTTAGAACACATGAAACAAAAGGATCCAGGACGAGATGCGCCACTTCAAGTTTTAAATAAGGACGACCTAAAAGACTTAATCGGTAGATCAACAGATGTCGGTGATATGATGATGATGCGTATGATGTTTGAATTAACAAAACCAATGGCATTCGGATTTATGAAACTAAAGCCAGCCACAACCGAGAAAGAAATCAAAAAAGAAACAAATAAACGAGAAAAGGAAAAAGAAATCTTTGAAAAACAGATAAATGAAGGAAAGGTGGCCATGGCGCCGGTAGTTCATTAAGCAACAATCTTTAAATACATTCAAGAATTAGTAGGAATAGTTACGTAGCGGATCACCTCACACTCATGGCATTTTATAACTTCTGGAAGAAAGAAGCCAAAACTGTTCCGGCAGTAGGAAACCTAACCGAAGAGACGAGAAATGGTATTCATAAATCTTACATCCCTAAGTTCATGTTTAAGCCGCCTTTTGGTTATCCTAGATATGTTGATTTGCCGGGGATTAGAAGACTAGCAACAATGCCTTATGTGGAGATGTGTATCAGTACAATTTTAGATGAGGTTTGTTCGTTACCGTGGGATATTGTACCAAAAGAGGGAATGGAAGATTCCCCAACATTAGAAGAGCATAAAAAACAAATATTAGATTTCTATGAAAACCCAAATACAAACAAAGAAAGTTTTGAAAAGATTAGGAGAAAATATCTTCGTGATGTATTGGAAGTAGATGCTGGAGTGATCAATAAGAGTTTTAACAAAGCTGGACAAATGGTTGAGATTACTGCGAGGCCAGGGGATATGTTCACAAAGAACCCAGATATATACGGATTCTTCACAGAGAGAGAAGATTTTGTTGATGCGGGGGAGATTTTTAGTTCGGATAAGGTAGCAACATCAGAGATGGGAAATCCAGAGTTTACAAATTTTGTTACCCCAACCCAAGCGCGTGAGGATGCGGCGTATTTTCAATATGGATGGAATGCGGCTCGACCAGTTCCATTCGGTAAAAGGGAAATAGTTTGGTTAGAAAGAAACGCACGTTCAGATGATTTGTATGGACGTTCACCAATTCAAAACTTAGCCGACACGATCCAAACTTTAATTTATGCGGTCGAACATAATCTTGAATATTTTAATGACAATTCAATTCCAAAGGGAGTATTAGGTTTAGAAGGAAGTGATGCGGCGGAGATAGAGGCATTCCAAGAACAATGGACAGAGCAACAAAGAGTCAAAGATTCAGCAGGGAACTGGAAAAAGAAATTTCATACTATGCCAATAGTCAATAAGACGCCAAGTTTTACGAGGTTCGAATTAACAAATGCAGAATTAGAATTGCTTGAAGGTCAGAAGTGGTGGGCTAAAATGGTGTGGGCAAGTTTCGGTGTTACAAGTGTGGAGTTAGGATATACCGAGGATGCAAAGGGGTTGGCAAATCAAATCGTTCAGTCAAACATTTTCAAGAAGCGAGCAATTTATCCATTATTGAGAATAGAGGAATATGCGCACAACCACGAGATCATAAGCGAGTTCGAATTTGATGACGTGGAGTTTAAGTTTTTGTTATTTGATGTTGAAGAAGAAAAAAAGAAAGCAGAATTATATCAGGTTCAATTAACTGCCGGGTATAAGTCAGTTAATGAAGTTCGATTAGAAGAAGGCATGGACGAGGTGGACTGGGGAGATAAGCAATCGGCCGAAGAGGTGTTGGAAATGGAGAGCAAATATGCTGAGCCATCACAGAACGAAGAGGGCGACAAAAAGAAGGATGTTAAAAAAGAAAAAGAAAATATGACAGGGGAGAAACCAGAGAAAAAAGACTTTGAAAATAATCCTCTAATTCTAAACCCAAACGAAACACTAGATGATGATAGGCTCGAGAAGAGCATTGTATTTATATTAAAGGCAAACGAGAAGAAAATTAAAAGTCTTATCGATAAGGAAATGGGCGAGAATAAATTAATGCAAATCAAATCACTCGAAGGATTAACAAAAGTAATTAAGGGAATTTTATCATTTGCAGGTTTGAAGTCGATTAGTGATGCAGTGATTAATAATACTTTTATGAAGGGTTGGGATAGCGCCGAGAAACAAGTAGAAAGAAATTTGATGGTTAATCGAGGGGCAGTATCTTTTATCCAGGATTATACGTTTGCAAATATCAAGAGTATGACTGAGGAGATCGTGAACGATCTGCGACAGGAATTAGAGAGGGGAATAATCAACGGTGAAGGGATAGCAAAAATAAAGGCCCGAGTAAGTAAAGTGTTTGATGTTGGAGAGAACCGAGCAGAGATGATTGCCCGGACAGAAACTAACCGAGCAGAGAACCAGGGTAAGCTCCAGGCATTCAAATCATCCGGAGAAAAGCTAAAAAAGAGATGGTCAACACATAAGGACGATAGAACAAGTCCAATATGCAATAGGTTAGATGGACAGACGGTAGGAATTAATGAAAGTTTTAAAGATAATTCTTCTGGGTGGGAGGGCACGGCGCCACCTAGTCATGTGAATTGTAGAAGTTCAGTTTTATATTATACCGAAGAAGAAATACGAGAGAAAGAAGCTAAGGCGTTGTTGATCAAGAAGACACAAAAAGAGATTAAAGAAAAGGAAGTCGAGCTCGAAGAAAAAAAACAATCAATCATTAATAAAATTGCGGACATAAAATCAAAAGAGAGTTCAATGGAATTAGACGAGAAGAATAAGAAATTATTAAAAAGAAAAGAGGCCTTATTAAAAAGGCTCGAGGATGACCAAAATGCAGGAAATTAAAATTTATTTAAATAGAGAAAAGAAGATAGAGGCAAGTGGCGGGATAACCTTTGAGAAAGTCATGGCCGGCGAAACATCAAGAAAGAGTATTTTTATTGAGAATATTATAAATTATCCGATCAACATCGAAATCAAATTAGAAGGGGAAAATATCAGTATTACAAAAAATGCTGATAACATTAGGCCGGGAGAAGTAAAAGAAATAGAATTTGAGTTTACTCCGAAGATTACAATAAT